CTTAATGCCACTGGCAATCTAGGTGTAACTGGTACTGCTACTCTCGCCACTGTAGAAATTAACGCTGGTGCTATTGATGGTACTGCCATTGGTTCCTCTAGTGCTTCCACTGGTGCCTTCACTACCCTAAGCGCAACTGGTACATCTACTCTTACTACGGTAGACATTAATGGGGGTGCTATTGACGGTACTGTTATTGGTGCTACTACAAAGGCTGCAGGTAGTTTCACCACTGTCACCACTACAGGTCAGGCTACTCTTGCTTCTGCTGATATTAACGGCGGTACTATTGATGGTGCTGTAATTGGTGGTGCATCTGCTGCAGCTATCACAGGTACGACTATTACTGGTACTAGTCTTGTTGGTCCTCTGACTGGCAACGTAACTGGTAATGTTACAGGCAATGTCACTGGTAACGTAACGGGTAACCTGACAGGTAATGTGACAGGTAACGTTACTGCTTCGTCTGGTACTTCGTCGTTCACTGACGTTACTATCAACGGCACCCTGAACATGAATGCTGGCACTACTGCCACTATTACTAACCTGACTAGCCCTACCAATACTAACGATGCAGCAACTAAAGGCTACGTGGATACTGCTGTAGCTAACCTTGTAGACTCTGCTCCGGGTGCACTAGATACTCTGAATGAGCTTGCTGCAGCTATTAACGATGATGCTAACTTCAGCACAACCATTACGAACAGCATTGCTACTAAGCTGCCGCTTGCTGGTGGTACGATGTCTGGTGCTATTGCTATGGGCACCAACAAGATTACTGGCTTGGGTGATCCGACAGCTAATCAGGATGCTGCAACTAAGGTCTATGTAGATACTCAGGATGCAACTAAACTGAGCCTGTCTGGTGGCACTATGACTGGTGCTATCGACATGGGTGCCAATAAGATCACTACGACTTATACTCCCACTGATGCTGCAGATCTTACTACTAAGACGTATGTTGATGGTATCCTTGGTAGTGCAACTGCTGCTGCTGCCAGTGCTGCTGCCGCTGCTACATCTGAAAGTAATGCAGCTACCAGTGAAACTAACGCAGCTAACTCTGCTAGTGCTGCTGCTGCATCATACGATCAGTTTGATGACAGGTACCTAGGTGCTAAGTCTACACCGCCTACTACAGATAATGATGGTGACCCTCTAATCACTGGTGCTTTGTTCTTTGATACAACAGCAAACCTAATGAAAGTCTACGATGGTTCCTCGTGGGTTGATGCAGGTTCGGCTGTAAATGGTACTTCTGAACGTAACGTATACACAGCTACTGGTGGTCAAACATCGTTCAGTGTTACTTACGATGTAGGTTTTGTAGACGTATACATGAACGGTGTTAAGCTTGTAGCTGGCACTGACTTTACAGCTACTGACGGTTCTACTGTTGTGTTGGCTACGGGTGCTACTGCAGGTGATATCATCGACATTGTAGCCTACGGTGCCTTTAACATTGCTAACACCTACACACAGGCTCAGGCAGACGCACGCTACCTACAACAAGCTAATAACCTGTCTGACTTAGCTGACGCTGCTACTGCCCGTACTAACCTCGGTCTTGCTATTGGCGCAGACGTACAGGCATACGATGCTACTATCTTGGTTGATGCTGACATTGGTGTGAATGTACAAGCCTACGATGCCACCATCCTGAATGCTGCGGATATTGGTGTAAGTGTTCAGGCTTATGATGCTACCATCCTGAATGCTGCGGATATTGGTGTAAGTGTACAAGCGTATGACGCTGACACGGCTAAACTGGACGTAGCACAGACGTTTACTGCAGATCAAACTATCACTGCTGAACTAAAGGCCACCAGCTACAACGAAAGCTATGTGTCTCTGACTGCCGCCGCAACGGTTGACGTGGACTGCGAGACTGGTAACGTGTTTGCTCTGACTACCAATCAGAACACTACGTTTACATTCAGCAACCCTCCCGCAACTGGCACTGCCTTTGGCTTTACCTTAAAGCTGACCGCTGGCGGAACGCACACGATCACATGGCCTGCCTCGGTTGACTGGGCTGCTGCGACTGCGCCTGACGCACCTGCATCTGGTGAAACTAACGTGCTGGTATTTATTACGCACGATGGTGGCACGACTTGGTATGGCTTTCAAGCAGGGGCGGCACTAGCATGAGTATGACTAGCAAGTTGGCAATGATGGGCGCTGCTGGTGTTAGCACTGGTCTTCCCCCAGCCTCAATAGTTGCTGCTGACGGTCGTTCTCTCGACCAGAGGGCAGCACACGTTCATCAAGTAGACTTGTCTGGTTCAAGCGTTGCTTTTGACTATGGCATAGGATTCAATCAAGCTGACTCACAAGCTTATGGTAGCTATCTTACGATCTCCCACCCATACGAAAAAATTGTTGTAGTTCCGCACAGACCTATCAGTAACGGCACTGGTTATGCTAATTTTTTTGATGCATCAAACCCAACAAATCCAACTCGTATAACGACAAAAACAGAGTCATTTATAGAAGCAAGCCGTCATTCTAACTATAACATGGTATTAACTGGGCAATACCACAAAAACTATCCGTTTGTTGGTTGGCTTTGGGCTACTTCTTCTGGGTCGAATAACCCCAGAAAAATTATTCTTGCGAATGTTGGTTCAACAGCTTCTGAATGCGCTGTGTTTAATATGGGCACTATATATGGTGGACATGCTCTAGGCATACACTCTGATTTAAATCTTGTATTTATGCAGGCTTATCTAAGCTCTTCTAACTTTAAGAATTGTATTCATATTTATGAGTTAACTGGTTCTGGCATTCTTGGAGGACAGTTTTCTAACATAACTTTACGAAAAGTTTTAGAGCATCCGGCGGGAGCTAATTTATATAGCCCTGTTGCAATAACAGGCACTAATTATATTGCCTGTTTTTCTGACAAGGATCAGTCTGGAAACGCTGCCGGAACATGGTATGGATATATTTATGTTTATGATGTATCTTCTCCGGCTAATCCTGTTTTAGCTCATGTTTATGGGACAATGTTTTTTAGCCCAAATGCTAGAAATATAGTATTTTATGATGAAAAACATAGTCGTTTAGGAATTTCTTCAACCTACTCTACCTATTATTATCTTAGCACTTTTAATATGAGCAACCCAACGAACATAACAACGGTAGACAGCCCTATGATCGGCCTCTCTTTTTCAACTGCAAATCCAATAAATGAAAGTTATGGCTCTAGTTTTGGGTATTCAGAAGGGGATAGCGCACTATGGATTGTTAGGCAAACTTCATCAACGGCTTTAAGTCAGACTGGGAAGGTTTACAGGTTTACTCCTACTAGCTCGGTCTCATCTATAGCTATACCAAATGATAGTTTGTGGTATGAAAACATACCGAATGATCCTGCCACTACTTTTGGTGGCAAGCCTGCTGGTAGAATATCTTTTGTTTAACGCCATAAGGAGACACAACGTATGGCATACGTAAAAATCACAAACGGCACGATAGATACATATCCCTACAACGTAGGGCAACTACGCCGTGACAATCCTCAGACATCCTTTCCCAAGCGCATCCCTGACGAAATGCTTGCGGCATGGGGCGTTTATCCTGTCACATTCACTGAAGCGCCAAGTATTGACGAGCGCACTCAGAAGGTTGAGCAAGACGCCGCACCTGTAAATATAAATGGCGCTTGGCTAGTTAGCTGGACAACTTCCAGCAAGACTGCAGAAGAAGTGCAGGAATACGACGACAATGCTGCTGCCAATGTCCGTTCTCAGCGTAACTCTCTTCTTTCTGAATCTGACTGGACGCAAGTACCTGACGCACCCGTAGATCAGGCTGCATGGAGAACCTACCGTCAAGCTCTTCGTGATGTAACTGCACAGCCTAGCTTCCCCTATGACATCACTTGGCCTACTAAACCGGAGTAACACACTATGAGTAAAGCACGTGATCTAGCTGACTTTGTATCAGCAGGTAATCCTCTGGCAGATGGCACTATTGATGTAGCTGATATTAACGGCTTGACTGCAAGTGCTTCTGAGCTTAATATTCTTGACGGTGCAACCTTAAGTACTACTGAGTTAAACTATGTAGATGGTGTTACTAGTGCTGTACAGACACAGCTAAATGCAAAAGCTGCTACTGCTGACATTGGTGTTACTATCCAAGCTTACGATGCAGACACTGCCAAGCTAGACGTAGCACAGACTTTTACAGCTAACCAAACAGTTACTGCTGAGCTAAAAGCCAACAGCTACAACGAAAGCTACACTGCTGTTACTTCCACGAGTAATGCCACCACAGTCAACTGTGAAGCTGGTAATACCTTCATGCACACACTGACTGAAAACACTACGTTCACATTCAGCAATCCTCCTGCATCTGGTACTGGCTACACTATGACTGTCGAGATCATTCAGGATGCTAGTGCTTCTGGTTATACTGTCACATGGCCTACAAGTGTAGACTGGCCGAGTGCTACTGCACCTACGCTGACAGCCACTGCATCCGCCGTTGACCTGTTCGTATTCACGACACGGGATGGCGGCACCACTTGGTATGGTTTCCTTGCAGGGGATGCAATGGGATGAGCCTAACAAACTTCATAGCCCAGATCGGTGCTGCTGGCGCTGGTGGTGGTGAAAAAGCCACGGTTGCTTACGTTGGCAGCCGAGCGTCAAGACGCAT